ACAAGCAGGTCTAACACAACAAGTATTTGGTGAACAAGATGCTGTGACTTCAACAGAGTTAGCAGCAGCGTCGTTCGGTTTAGACTCAGAAACTACAGCTCAAGTGCGTAGATTACGGCAACGTAGACAAGCAGCGACTCAGCAAAGAACTGGTGGTTTGGTAACCGGAATGGGCGCTACTGGTCTTGGATCAGCACAAAATCAGTAGGGTATAGACTGAAACCCTCATTTTGCCTATATTTAGTTATGTGATCTGCCCCGTTAAGAGGGTGAGCCGTTCACACTAAATTAAACTCCGCTGGCATTCCACCGTTGTTAGCGTGTATGAGAAGGTGAGTGACATAATGGAAACAGAGTCTACTGAAACAGAAGAAGTTTCTAGTACCGAATCCAAGAATTGGCGTAGAGAACTCGAGGCGAGAGCTTCAGAGGGTGATGAAGCTAAGAAAGAACTTCAACAGCTTAAACGTCAGATGGTGTTTCGTGATGCTGGTTTAAATCCAACGGATAAAATGACTGAGTATTTCATGAAAGGCTATGAAGGCGAGCTAAATGTTGAAGCGATACAAGCTGAAGCACAAAGCGCAGGTTTATCAAATACGGTAAACCAAGCGAATACGTCTTATTCGGAGCAACAGGCGCAGTTTGCACAGCAAGTCGAAGCGGAGCGTAGAATCGCTGAGGCAAGTGATGATGCTGGTCCTGTGGCAGATCCTCAAATTGAGAGTTTAATTAGACAAACTACAAATGCTGATGAATTAAAGCAGTTGTTAGAATCTAACGGTTTTACTATTAACGCAATGACGTAAGGTAGGCTCCAAAATTTAATTGGAGAATAGCCTAATGGCAATAACACAAATGAGTTCGCTGAACTCCGCTGGTAACGCAGCATTTGAACAGCTCGCTTACTTTGCGTTGCGATCACAACCTCTCTTTGAGATGGTTTGCGATGTGAAAACCACAAACCAATCGCACGCAGGAGCAAGCGTTAAGTTCACAAAGTACAGTGACCTATCACAAGCTACTTCAGCAATATCTGAAACTTCTGACCTCACACCATCAACAATGGGTGACGCACAAGTTACAGTAACACTTGCTGAGTACGGTAATACAATACAAACCACCGCTAAAGCCCGTGGAACCAGCTTCTTAAACATAGACGCTGACGCTGCGAACATTATCGGTTACAACATGGGTGACAGTCTTGATAAGATTGTTCACGACATTGTTACAGAAGGAAGCAACGTACTATTCGGTGGCGATGCTACAGCTACAGGAGAACTAGCAGCAGGTGACATTATTACCGCTGGTCTTATCCGTAAAGCTGTTGCTAACCTACGAGCTGCTTCTGCACCTGCATTTGACGGAAACGTTTACGTTGGATTTATCCACCCTGACGTTTCTTTCGATCTTCGTGCAGCTACAGCAGTAACTGACGTTATCCAACACCAAATTCGTCAAGACGGAGCAGGTGTCCGAAATGGTAGCATTGGTACATTCGGTGGAGTTGACTTCATTGAAACACCAAGAATTACGCTAACCGCTGACGCTGGTGCTTCTAACGTTGATGAATACAAAACTGTAATAGTTGGTAGACAAGCTCTTGCGAAAGCACACAGCCGGGCAGCCGGTTTCGGTGCGGACCCAAGCATCGTGTTCGGTCCTGTAACCGACAGCTTACGTCGATTCAACACAGTAGGTTGGTATCATCTTGTAGGATACGGAAGATTCCGTGAGGAATGTATCCGAAGGATTGAAACATCATCCTCAATAGGAACTAACTAATAGTTCTTAATTAGGTAGTAGGGTAGGCTGACTGTACTGGGAGGTTAGCCTACCCTCTATCTTTCTTTATTTGATTAGATTATTATTGGACATCATGGAAGATGAACAAGTAGATGTAGTTATAGCGGCTGAGACGATACAAGCCAGCGTTGTAACTGATGAGGAGAACGCTGATGGCTAGTGGTCTTTATGGAATAACTTTTCTTAACGCTTTGAAGAACACTCTTGCGTTAGACCTGGACAGTGACACGATTAAGATTATGTTGGTTACGTCGTCGTACACTCCTGATTTTGGGGCGCATGATTTTAAGGGTGACGTTTCTAATGAGGTTTCTGGTACTGGTTATACTGCTGGTGGTAACACGTTAAGTAGCTTGGCTTTAACTCAGACAGGTGGCACGATTAAGTTTGATGCTGCTGATACGTCATGGTCTTCTGCAACAATCACGAACGCCAGGGGCGCTGTGATTTATGATGATTCTTTAACTGATGATCCGCTTATTGCGTACATTGATTTTGGTTCTGATTTCTCGTCGAGTAATGGAACGTTTACGATTGCGTTTAATGCTGGCGGTATTTTTACGATTGACTTAACTCCATAAGAGGTGAATAATGGCAACTAGATTTCCGGGTGATTTAGACAGAGATCCTAATGAGCTTCCTGATAATGTAGCGGATTCTGATACTCTTAATTCGCCTAACCATGCGACGATTCATAATAATGTAAATGGTGCTGTGTTGCAGATTGAGGAGAAGTTGGGTACTGGTGATACTACGCCTGCTTCTGGTGCTGTGTTGATTGGTACTGGTACTGGTACTTCTGCTTGGGATACGACTCCTACGTTTGTTGGTGATGTTACTATCCCTGAAGGTGATTTAATTTTGGGTTCTACTGCGGTAAGTTCAACTGCTGCTGAACTTAATTTGCTTGATGGTTCTACTGCTGGAACGGTGGTTGCTTCTAAAGCTGTTGTTGTTGATTCTGATAAGGATATTGCTAGTTTCCGTAATGTTACGCTAACTGGTGAGTTGGATGCAGCTACGCTTGATTTGTCTAGCTCTGCTGATATTGCTGGCGATTTAGTGTTGTCTGGTGGAGCTGATGGTGCGTTGCAATTTACGAATGCTGGTGAGAACTCTATTAAAATTCCTGATAACCAGGCTTCTGCTTTGATTATCGAGGAAGCTGATAATGCGTATATTACGTTTACTACTACCGATAGTTCTGAAAAAATTACTTTTGCAAAGCCAACGCAAGCAGATAACACAATCACAGTTGGTGCTGACGATACTGGTTACGATGTTAAGTTTCACGGAGCTACAACTACTTCTTTTTGGGAATGGGATGAAAGCGCTGAACATCAAACAATTCAAAAACATGTTGTTAACACTGGAGCGTTAGATACGGTTCTTGAGTTAAAAGTAATTGAAACAAATAATGTTGAGTTAGCAATCGGAGCTGGACCCGGAATTGATTTTTATATTCCTTCAGGGTCGTCTGGTAATACTATTCTTGGGGCAACGATTGGGGCTGAGAAACGTAGCGATACGGATGATAATGATGCTTGCGGCATAGTTTTCAAAACAGCAGTTGACGGTGCTTCACCAGTAGAACACATGGACATTTCATCTACTGGTCAAGTAGTCATTACGAACGATGAGTTAAATGGAATGAAACTTAAACGTAGTGGTAGTGCTACTGTTGGTAACAGAATTTTGTTTGAAGGTTCTGACGGCACTGATTTGGGTGTTTGCGGTATGAACAACAACGATGATTTTAGAATTGGCGTTGAGCAAGCAGGTTCAAACTTTTTTATTAGGACAGCAGGTGCATTTAGAACTGTTGTTGAAGCAGACGGTGATCTTCGCCCCTACGATGATAATTCTTATGATTTAGGAACGTCGTCTAAACGATGGGATGATGTTCGTGCTACAAATGGGACTATTCAAACGTCTGACGAAAGAGACAAAACAGCTATTACAAACATTGATCTTGGTTTAACGTTTATTGATTCTTTGCGACCTGTTACATACAAATGGGATGCAAGAAGCGGTTACAAAGGGACAAGAACTCACATGGGATTTTTGGCTCAAGAAGTAGCTAGCGCTATTGGTTCTGATGCAGCTACTAGAGCTGTGTGGTGTCAAGACGCTGAAGCTACTGGAACAGACGCAGACGGGAATGAAGAAACGTACCCAGCTAGTGAAGGTTTGCGTTACAATGAATTAATAGCGCCGTTAGTAAAAGCGGTTCAAGAACTTTCAGCAAGAGTAACAACGTTAGAAGGATAAAAATGGGACTTACCCCAGTAGAAGTACTCCAAGAAGTAGAAAGACAATTTCCAAAAGAATTAATGATTTGTGTACAAGCAGTACAAATCAGAAAGCTAACAGAAGAACAAGATGATACCGACGACGAGTAAACACGTTAACATCGAACTACTACACCCAGAGTTCAAACGCAGACTAGAAGCATTCTTTAGAGACAGCCGTATCCGCAACAAAGTCAAAGTCGTATCAGGAGTACGAACCTACGCACAACAAAAATACTTTTACGACGGATACAAAAGCGGCAGACCAGGATTTAACCTAGCTGCCAACCCAGATCGCAAAAACAGCGTCAGGTTTCCAAGGGTCATATCACATGCAACAACCAGCGTTTGATAACTGGGGTTATGCCGTTGATTTTAGAATTACTGGCAGAGGTATCAGTACTTCTCAAGTGAACGCCATAGCAAAGTCGTATGGCATGGTCGCCTATGTTCCTGGTGAGTGGTGGCATCATCAACCTTGTAAAGTCGTAAATGGCAAAGTTAAATGGTTTGATGCACCAGCATTAAAAGGCACGAAAGCTAAGAAGACAGCGAAGCAGGATGTTAAGGGTATTGCTGCTGCGTTTGCTGAGATAGAAGCCTTGGTTACTGCTCATCCTTTGAAGAAAGGTTCTAAGGGTGCTGCTGTTAAAGTGGTGCAACAGTTGTTGGCTGCTAAAGGATTGTATCGGTATAAAATAGATTCTGATTATGGCAGACTTACTCGAAAGGCTGTTGTGGAGTTCCAGAAGCGTCGGCTACTATATGTTGACGGCGTAGTTGGACCAAATACTTGGAAGGCATTATTACGATGAAAGAATATCTAGATTTACTTGAGCGATGTGCAGCGACGTTCGTGCAAGCGGCGGTAGCCACGATCAGTGGTAACAGCTTTCTTGACATGGGTGTAAGCAACTGGAAACTTGTTATAGCTTCTGGTTTTGCTGCTGTGTTGTCGGTTCTTAAGAGCTGGGCTGCTACGAAGGTTGGCGATAAGTCATTTTCTTTGGTTGGTAAGAATACCGCATCTGAGGAGTCCCTGTACGGCGACGAGTAGTGAGGTCAGCAGGTGACAATAAACTACAGCTCATCTGCGGTTACCTACGCAAGTTCAAGCGTAAACTATTCGCAAGCAGATGCGACAGTCAACGCATCAACAATAGCGTGTNCTGCGACTGTTCCGGCTGTAACCGTGACAGC